ATGTATTGGAGTTATTAGAGTCATTATTAATTACAGAACCACCACCAGTGTAACCAAGATTGGTATTAGAAGTATTGGAGTTATTAGAGTAGTTATTGGAAGTATTGGAATTATTAGAGTTATTATTAATTACAGAACCACCACCAGAATATGCAGTTATTGGTGATAAAAATTTGTAAATTGGTTTAATTTCACCACCACCTTTGAATCCACTAACCTTAGGAGAGATGGTCATGTCATCACTCTTGGATCCACCAATATTACCAAAGTTTAGATTAGTAATCTGGTCACCTTCTTTATATCCACCAACCTCTTGTTTTGTATTAGAGGTTAGGATCTCATTTTGTTTTGTATTAGATGTTGGGCTCTCATTTTGTTTTGTATTAGAGGTTAGAATCTCATTTTGTTTTGTATTAGAGGTTAGAATCTCATTGGTGACCAATCCACCACCAGCCATACCTTTGATTGATTCTTCTTTCTTCTCTTCTTTTGGTTTAAACTTTTCTATAGGTTGGAACTGGAAGACTTCTGCTTCTGGGATTCTAGGAAGTTTAATCTTATCCTCTTCTTCCTGTTCACCAAATATACCGAAGATACTATTAACAGTATTCTCAAGATTTGTTAGACCACCATTCAGAGGTTCGATCATCTTATTGATGTTTTCAACAAGTCCACCAAACATAAATTCAAGAACATTATTAACCACATCAATGACACCATTTATCATGCCGATAAGTGGATTGAAAATCAACAATGGATCATTAATGAATTCAATGAGTTTTTTAACAAGATTACCCAAGAAAATCTGAGTAAAGAAGTTTATAATCGAATCAAATAAACTCTTTACAGGTTTGGTAACCTGCTCAGTTATCTTACTTCCAATCCCCTTAATACCGGACTCTAACTTACTTTCCTTATCTCTTTTCTTTTGTTTCTCACCAACAACTCTTTCCTTATCTGCATCTTTCTTTTCATCGGATAGTTCCTTAGCGTCCATGTCCAACATGTCACTAAGATTCTTTTCAATTCCAGTTAATCTGTCTGAGATACCACCTAGAAACTTTTGTATCCCATCAATCTTATCTTCTTTCTCTTCCCCTTCTTCAACTTTAGGTTCTTGTTTAACTTCTGCGGTTCCTGGTAAGGCAAGTAAAGATTCCTGTGGGATTGATTGCTCTTCCGTCTCTTCTGGTTTCACATCATTAACAAAAGACTGGAAATTAATCTTCTCTTTCTTGACTTTGAATCTACCTGTATTTCCCTTTACTCTCTTGAATTCATTGGTAAGTAACTCAACCTCTTCTGATGGCATCTCAGAATCTGACATCCTACCAGCCATCATCTTCTCTCTGAGAAGAGTCTTATAGGTTGCATAATCAATATCAATAGCATCTTCTAGACCCAGGAGGGTTAGGATTCTTTCATCAATTTGTTCAGAGACCAGATCTTCTTCTCTCTGATCTGGTACATAAACAGCCAATGCACCCGATTTGTTCCCTCCAGATTCTCCCCTAATGGAGTTAAGCAGGTCATCAAGCCCCTTTGGGATATTTTGATCATAATCTTCCCCTAAAATTTCCGAATCACTCCTAATAGAGCCAAGCAGATCATCAAGCCCCTTTGGAATATTTTGATTATTGGAGTCAGGATTCATCATTGGTTAGCTTTTGCTTTTTCCTCTTCTTCTTTAATATGGTTCTGAAGAAGTGCTACATAAACATCACGCTCCCAAGGCATCATGTTTTCAATCTCAGTCAATGAATATTTATGGTATTGCATCAGGGCGAAATTTAATCTAAAGTATGACTCAAGATTCATGTGAGCCATACCTACGCGAAAAAACTAGACAACCCCTCAAGAACAACTTCACTCTCAACCTTAGTCTTAGGATTAGTAACATTCAATGTATGAGACAACTTGGGCATCGTCTCAAAGAACTTCTCAATGTCTTTGAACTGAATCGAGTTCATCTGTTCTAAAAATTCCATTACCTCTTTTTTACTGACATCATCAGTAGACCAAACCTCTTCCTCACTATAAATCTTATCAACACAACTAGCAATCAATTCAAATGATTGATCAAAATTAGAATCATTAACATCAAAGTTGTTCTTGATGAACTGATCTAGTGATGGATATCTCATTTCCATCATCAACTCATCATTAAGTTTGATTTGTTTGTTGTGTTCTGGATTCTCATTGACTTTAATTTCATCAATATCAATAGTTACAGGGATTTGTGTCACACCATCATCGGGTGCAACAATATTAACCTCAACTTCTTCACCAACAGACTTACCACGAATGTTGAGGAACAAAAATTCAATATCAAATGTAGGGAGCGTTTCAACCTTAACATTTCTAGATTGAATACAATTCTTGATGACAGATTTAACAGCATTTGTAATCTGTTTTTGATCTTCAGTTTCAAGTGCAAGAACCAGGAGTTTCTCTTCCTTTACCAGGAAGGGTCTATACTTGATTGTCTTTTTTGTAGATGGCAATACCAACTCATATGATGGTGTAGCAATTTTAGGTAAAGGCATAATGTCCTATAACGAGGTCAGTGGTTTATTTATTATGATGCATTAGGTCCTTCTGGATTAAAGAACTCACCATAGTTCTTGAGTAACCCTTGTCTGGATCTGAATCTAACGTATCTAGTGTAAGCAAATGATACACTCAATTTTAATACATCACTTTGAGCGTATGAAACTGGCATTGAGATGACATTAAGTGGGAATGCATCTACAAATTCATATGTCAATTGAGCATCTGTGAGGTTCTTCTCAAACTTCGTGACATGAATCGGAGTTCTATAAGTCTGAGGATAATTCATTCTATATGTGGCTGCGTTACTTCTATACATCTCTCTCATATCGCCACCATTAGGGTTATCAACATTCATACCACTCATATAATCAACCCAACCCTCAAAGAATTCGATGACATCGTATGCTTTGTCAACATAGAAAGTCATATCAATCGTAGAATCATACATTCTACGATAAACCATTCTTTCAGTAACACCAGTATAATTATTAGTGGCTTCAGTGGTAGAGAATGAAGTACCAGGAAGAGTAGTCTCATGGCAAAGGAGTTCTATGTTCTCACCCCTCTGAGTATAATCAAGTGATCTTTCCGTTTGTAAAAAACTGAGAACATTTGGTGGTGGTTGAATTTTTACTTGATAAACAGAAGTCTGAGCAAGATTCATTATCTTACTTCTTAGAGCTCCTGTACTAAAAGCATTTGGTGATGCCCCAGCCATCTATAAATACACTTGACTACTATTACTATGTATGTGAGTTTTGGGAAAAAGTATTAAGTCAAAGTTCAAACCGTCGAATCCAGACAAATACATGGGTAATCCCAACAACATTATTTGTCGTTCATCATGGGAACGTCGTTTCTGTAACTGGTGTGATAAACAACCTAATGTATTGAAGTGGGCTTCTGAAGAATTCAGTGTTCCCTATGTGTCACCAGCTGATGGTAAAGTCCACAGGTACTTCCCTGATTTCTTAGTTGAATTCAAGGAAGCCAATGGTAAAACCAAGAGACAAATCATTGAGGTCAAACCTAAAAGACAGACCAAACCTCCTGAAAAGAAGGGAAGAATAACTAAATCATATCTGTATGAATCAGCTGTCTATGAAATCAACATAGCAAAGTGGAACGCAGTCTCTGAGTTTGCCAAAGATAATGGTATTGAATTCAAAATCATAACAGAAGATGAGTTAGGTATCAAACAGTATGGACGAGGAACAGGAACAGTATCTAGAAAACAAAACACTAAGAACCGAAGATCTAATTGATGTCTGTGCAGGTCTGACTGATGCTGATGACAAGATGACAGAAGTTCTTGAGAGATTATCTGAAGTTGAAGTTGTTCCTAATGTAGGTCGATACTACACTTTCATCTATCAACCCAAAACTCCTCGTATCCGTTATGACCAATACCCACTCATTGCTTGTACGGAAGTTAATCGATGGGGTTTCAGGGGAATAAACTATCACTGGGGTTCTTGGAGAAATTATACATGGGAAGAGGTACAAAGTAATCTCCATGTAATATATCCAATGGAACTTGAAAACCTTAGGTCAATAGATTATCAAAAGTTTCAACTAAATATCTAAAAAGAGATAAATGGCAACGGATCTATCTAACTGGTCTGCAACAACGGATAATGATGTTTTCCAAAAAAAGGAGACGCATCCATTCGGTGATCCTGCCGACAAGAAAAAACAACAGGTTCATATTGATGGAAATAAAAGGACAGGTAACTTTACAGTTTCTGCAACTGGTGTAAAATTAGGTGGTCTTGAGGGATTTGCAGCTGGTAAAGACATTCCCATCTACAGTTATGATGCTACCTTGGATCGAACCCTCATTCTTAATAAAAATTATTATGGCAAAATGTTTAAGGGTAATCTTACTAGGAGTGATACTTTAAATAATTTAAAAAAACAAACAAAGATAGATATACTTTCTATTGCAGTATCAAAATCAAATACACAAGATGGACTCAATGATTCTATAAGATTACAAAATCTTAGTTCATATGCATCAGCATCTAATATAGTCGATGTAGCCCCCCAAACAATCACATCAAGGACAAGTTCATCCACAAGATCAAGCACATTTTCCTCTACCAATAGTGCATTTAGTCCCATTAACATGGGAACACTGAGCACAATGGACTTCAGTTTAAGAACCATCACATCAAAAACTGATGGAAGCACACAATTATCATCAACAGGAGCACAATACTTCAGATATCCAGAGGGTAGAATACCAAACCTTGGATATGATTATATTCAGATTACATCATATAAGTATGTTCCTGGATTGAATCTTAATACTGTTGGTGCTGGAGCTTCATCAGGAAGTTATTTAAATGCAAATAGAAGAGTAACTAGATCGAGTCAGATTCTATCTCAAACACCAGAGAATATAATTCAACTTCCAATGACTGGTGGTCTTTCAGATACAACAGCTGTCA